CTCCCGGCACCGCGACCGGCTCCTGCTGGGCGGCGACGAGCTTGGCGCCTTCGTCGTAGGCGGCCTGCCCGGCTGCGAGCGCCAGCGTGCGGGCCTCGCCGGAGTTGACGGCATCGGGATAGAGGCGGACGAGCAGCACGGGATCGATGTCGTCGAACAGCACCGGCTTGGCGGCCTCGGCGGGTGCGATCTTGGGCGGGTCGCCCTGCTTGCCGATGCCCGGTGTGTCGTGCTGCCTCGGAGCGTCGGGGCGGTGCTCTGCGGTGGGTAGGGCCATCATATTTTCCTTCCGTCATCGGTTCTGAACAGGCGGCACTCGCGGCTGTCCAGCAGCAGGTTGAGCATTTTCTCGTCTTTGGTGATTCCGAGTTTTTGCCACTGGTTCCAGATCACTGCCGGGACTCGGGCAACGTGGGTCCAGCTTTGCTTGCGCGCTGCGTGCCGATCGAAGTTGGACGCGATGGCTTTTGCGCTTTCGATGATCGGCTTTGTGTTCTGCGAGTGGATGAACACCAGGCCGCCGTCGCCATCGGTTTCCACTTCCGTCGAGCGCAGGGTGACCGGGTCATAATTCCCGTAAAGCAGCGGTGTGCTCATCGGCATTGACCGCTATAAGCGGGGCGTTGGCAGCCCGTAACAGCCGCCAACGCTCCTAACCACGATCCTGCAGAGAAGGACCACGGCTTATGGCAGACAAGACTGACAAGACGCGCAAGGCAATCGCCGCTGCGTCGAACGCCACTTGGCGCGCCAACAACAAAGAGGCGCGTGCCGCCTACATGAAGAAATGGGAGGCGGAAAACCGCGACGCGCGAAACGCCTACAAGCGAGAGCAGTTGCTCAAGAATCCCGAACTCAGGGCGGAGAATCAAGCCCGCGCCGAAGCGTGGGTGCAGGCGAATCGGGAAGCTCGCAAGGAACACCAGAGGCGATATCGCGAGAAGAACCGCGGGAAGATTCGCGAGGCCGGCAGCAAGTCTATTCGCGACGAAAACGGCGAGATGACCGCCAAATACAAGGCTCGGCTGCCTGTCAAGCGGGCGCAGCGGGTGATTGACCTCGAAACGGTGGCCGGTCGGCCTCGGCCGAAGGTCTGCGACGTTTGCCAGAAGCCGCCCGATCCCACGAAGGGGCTGCACTTCGACCATTGTCACCAGCGCGGCCACTTTCGGGGCTGGCTGTGCAGGTCTTGCAACCTCGCGTTGGGGAATGTTCAAGATGATCCTAACATTCTGAGAAAACTGGCGGACTATCTCGAAAGTAACGCGGACGGAACGCCAGTTTTGGACATTTTAAGGCAAGACTAGCGTCAAGTATCGGCCTGCCGCTACTGATTCAGGTCAAATATAGTGGCATGCGCTTTTGGTGCGGTGGGCCGAATGCACCCCTCGAATACTACACCTCCCTGGGAATTATCTCCAGTTTGGGCATAATCTTGCTGCACAATATCACGTTCTGGCAACGGTGCGAGTTCGACATAGTCTGTGCTTACCAACAGTATCTGGTGCAGCGGGCAGAACCGGTCGGGCGCCAAATCGATGGTGCCGAAATTGGTGCGGTAGACATCGACGGCGCCCATGATGGTGACCTGCTCGCGGGAGGTGACGTTCTGGATATTCTGCGCCACGACCGCGTTGCCGGTGCCGCCCTGGCTCAGCGTCGCGAAATACGCCTTCACGTTGCCGCTCATGATGCCGAGCGTGGGCTTTCCGCCGGCCTGCCAGCACTGCTGGACGGCGCTATCGACCATGCCCAGCGTGAGGTCGCGCAGCGTGCCTGCGGTGCCGGCGTTCGAGCCGTCGCCCACTGGCATGATGCCGGCGCCGGCGCCACGGCTGCCGTTCACGGTGTAACAGGGCAGCCCGGACATATGGCGCGGGTCGGTAATGGTGCGGACCAGCGGGGAGGTAATGGCGAGTTCGAGGTCGCGTTTGACCTCCATTCCCCGCAGCACGAGTTGGCGGTTGTATTCGTCTTCGCCGCCGGCCACGTCCACGACGCGCAAAGTATTCGATACGCCTACCGTGCGTGCTAGGATCTGGCAGACATTATTCAGCCGCACCGGCTTCAGCACCGCCTGCATAACGGCAGTAAAACCTTCGGGCTGAGCATTATCCGAGGCGGGGTTTAGTTCCTGAATCAGCCACTCTGTTAGGACTTGACTTGCACCTACCCTTGAACATGCTGATACGAGCGGTGTCTCGTCCGGATCAATACGATAAATAACGTCGGCCAAGTCTTCCTTTACTCCAACGGCCGCCGTTTCGATGTAGGTGCCAGCAGGTGCCGAACCCTGTGCGCCAACAGCCATTTGCTGTCTCCATTGCAGCACGGGCGCTGAAGCGCCTCATGCGGTGAAACCGATGTTTGGGTTTCGCAATGGAGCGTGGCCGCGGGTTCGGGTTGGTGCGGAGCACTCCCGAGGGCTGGCCTCGTTCAGCATTGGCGACGGCACGGGCTACTCAGCAGGTTGGTGCTCAGCGCACTCCTTCGAGTAACGTCGTGTATAATATTAGACACATAGCTTCAGCGTCAACCGTGACGTGCATACTCGCCATGCAGACGCTCGGCAGCCTGACGACGAGCGGCTGATGCTTCCTCGACGGTCGCGAACATGCCGAGATAATGGCGCTGCCCATTATGCCAAATCTGAGCACCAAACCGATTGCCGTTGGGATAGACGCCTTTGATTCCCGTGAGGCTATCGCGGCGCGTCTTGCTGTTAGCCTGATTGTCGGCCCTGGAAGCCGCCCGCAGATTGCTGATCCGGTTATCTCGTCTATCGCCGTTGATATGATCAATCTCCGGCGGAACTGGCTCGCCGTGAACCATCAACCACGCGAGCCGGTGAGCAGACAACATGCGGTGGTTTCGCTTAATCTGAAGATATCCCCCAGGATTAAGGCTGCCTGCTACAGCGCCCGATGCTCGCCATCTAAACTCACCAGTCGCCGGATCGTAATCCAAGAAGGCACGCAGATCGGCAACGTCGGGTAGGTTTCTGGCTGTCATATGAACATCCTACCGCACCTGGCCGTTGGAGCGCCTGGCGGCTAGCAGGGCGGCGCCGGTTCGCACGTTCGGGCGCTGCTCGAACGCCTGCTGGGCCACCTCGATGCGCTCGCTCGGAGCCGGCGGCGGCGGCGCCCCACGCACGGGCGCCTGCAGCCGCTGCGGCGGCGCGGTGGTCTTGGCACCCGACACCAGGCGGTCATACATCGCGGCCTTCATCATGGTTTTCAAATGATTCGGGTTGGCCAGGCCGCGCAGTTCGTCGCGGGTGAAGCCGCCTTTGGTCGTGGCCCAGTCGATGATCTCCTGCTGCACCTGCAGCCGCTGCTGCGGGTCAGACCAGAACGGATACTCCTTGGCCAGTTGCTCGTTGGCCGCCGCCACCTGCTGCTCCATGGCGCGGTTATGGGCCTGCTGCTGCAATGCCGTCAGGCTGCCCAGCCGCTGCTGCTCCTCGACCGCCGCCTCATAGGCCGCGCGCTCGGCGATGTATCTGGCCGGGTCGGTGTTGGCGAGCGTCTGGTCCGGCCGAACAGGCACGTTCTGGACGATCTGCGCCAGCCGCGCCAACTCCGGCTGGATGTAGGGCAGCACGGTGGCCAGCGCCTCCTGCTGCGCCTGCAGATGGCGGCTGCGCTCGGAGTTTTCCTGGCTTTTCTTGGTGTAGTCCTTGGCCTTCAACACCGCTTCGCGCAACTGCGCCTGCGAGTATCGTTCGCCGTCGATTTCCACGATGGGTCCGCTATCCGGCGCCGCCGCGGCTTCCGGCGCAGCACCCGGCACCCCCAGCGCGCGCTCGAGCGGTGACGCGCCGGGCTGGTCCTTGGCGGGCGCTGCCGGCGCTTTTGGGGCTGCCTCTGCCGGGGACTCTGCCGCCGCCTTGGCTGCTGCCGCCATCTCGTTGGCGGATGGCTTGCGGACCTCGCCCGGCTGGGCGGCGGGCTCGCTTTCGCCGCTGGCCTGGCGGCGCTGCTTGCTGAGCAGCCGCGCGGCATCGCTGACGCTGATTCCCGCCTCGGCCTTGGGCGGCCCGGAGATGAACTGGCCGCGGTCAGTGCTCGGCGGCGCGGCGGGTGCTGCTGCCGGTGCCGGTGCCGGTGCGGCCGGTGCCGATGTTGACTCGCTCATGGCCTATCCCCTGCCGCCGCTGTTGCCCTGCGGCGAGTTCCTGTCTGCCAGCATGTCCTGCATGTGCTGGTCACCGGCTTGCGTGAAATAGTCGGTCACCTGCTGCTTGGTCGGCACGCCCGCGCCCATGGGTCCCTGCCATTTGCCGCCCTGTGACGTGGCCCCGAGGCCCGCGCCCTGGATCGCCTGCTGCGCCTGGCCGTATCCTGGGTTCTGCGCCTGGAACAACTGGATCAGCGCGTTCTGCAAATCCTGGCTCGGTCCCGGCCCGGTGTCCCAGCCGCCGGTTGGGTCCACCGCTGGCCGCTGCGGCGTGGCTGCCGATCCGAGCAGGCCGGGCGTGGCAGGCACTCCCGGTTGCTGCGGCTGAGTCGGATCGATCGGTCCCAGCAGGCCTGACATGGTTCAGGTTCTCCTCGGCGTGGTGATACGTCCGGTCTTCGCTGGATTGCCGAGCGGGCCACTGTCCTGCATGCCGCCGGGCCTGGCCGGCAGCCAGTCAGGTATGGCGTAGCGTTGCGCCGGCGCGCCGCGCCACAGTGGGCCATAATTCATCGCGTTCGGATCGAGGTAGCGCAGGGTCGGATTCGGCGGCTGCCATAGCGGATTGACGACATCGCCGCGCGACGGATCGCCACCGGCCACCGGCTTGTCGTTCGCATCCAGCGCATACGCGATGTCGGGCACTGGCCGCGGAGCCGTCACCCGCCGATACAGGTCGCCGAGGGCGCTCGCCCGGTCGTCATCCGGCGGGGCCACGCCCAGCAGGCTGGTGGGTTGCTGCGTCTGGTCCTGATCGAGCAGGCCCGGCATCGCTACCGCTTCGGCGGCGGCGAGGTTTTGCTCACGTTCGGCAGCCTGGCGCCGCCGCGGCTATCGCCCGCACCGGCCTTCCCGCCGGCCGCCGGCTTATTCTGCCCGCCGCCGGACTTGATGCCGGTGCTCTGCGAGCCGGATGCCTTCTTGACCATCGTTTTCTTCCCTTTCCAAACCCCAGACGGTCACCTCGATATGCTCGGCGTCGCCCCACAGGGTGATGCCGCGGGTGCCGTCCTCGTTGGTGCAAGTCACGCAATGCAAGTTATCGCGGCGACCCTCGAAAGCATGCCCGCGTTCCACGTAGCCGAGTGCGGCAGCCGCGCCTTCGATCAGCCCAACCGGCGCGCCGCTCAGGTTGGTGATGGTGACCTTCATTCCATCGCTTTCGCCAATTTGGTCGCCTCTTTGTCCGCGTCCGGCGCGTCGGCGTCGGCCTGCAGTTCACCGCGAATGCGGCTGATCGCCAGCACCAGTTGCCGGTTCGCCTCGCGCACCGCCTCGTCCTCGAGAAACACCGCCTTTTCCGCCGCGTCAGCCGTGATGCGCGTCAGGATGCGGTTGAAATGCTCGTCTTGCAGCATCCGCTTGGCGGCCTCGGCAGCGATCATCTGCTCGGTGCTCAGCGGCACAGGATTTCGTCCTGCACCCAAAGGCGTTTCATCTGGGTCGCCGAAAACAGCCGCAAAACCGCCGAAATCGCCCGAAAACGTGTTAAAACCGCCTCAAAACGCCGTTTCAGGACGTTTTTGGCGAATTGCTGCCCCTTGGACATCAGCGCATTCCCTTGCGCCGGGCCAGCACCTGCTCCGGCGTCATCACCTTGACCTTGCCCGCCGGCACCGCCGCTTTCGCCGCCAGGGCGGCATCCAGCAGCCCGCCCGGCGAGGCCACGCTCTCGTGCGCCACCGCGCCCTTCGGCGTCCGGCCCTGCACCACCAGCGGCTTGCCGCCCGAGGCCGCGATCGCCGCGCCCTTGCTCTCGGGGTAGCCGAGCAGCGGCGCCATGGCCGCCGGGATCAGCCGCTTCTGGGCCGCGAACGCCGCCGCGTGCGCCGGGCTTTTGGTCACCAGCGTTCCCTCGGGCCGCTTCACCTTCAGCATGCCTGGCGTGGCCGGGACCGGCGTGCCCTTGGCGATGAACGCCGCCTGCTTGGCGCTGGCCGGGCTGGCGACGGCGGCCACCTGCGCCCGGACATCGCGCGCCGGCTCGCGTGTGGTGGTCATGCCAGCCCCGCGCTTGGCCATCACGGGCCTCCCTGTGGCCCAGGCGGCGCTCCACCCGGCATCGGCGGCCCGCCCGGTCCCATCAGCGGCGACAGCGCCGCCCGTTGGGCCAACTGCCCATACGCCCCCGGCAGCGGCAGGCCGCGCATGGCCCCGCGCACCGCCATGGCCGTCTGCGGGTCTGTGGAGGCCGCTGGAGGCGGTGCAGGTCTGGCGGGCATCTGCATCGGCGCAGGCGGCCGAGGGGCCTGTGCGCCAGCCGTAGGGCTTCCTAGAGGCATGTTAGGCCGCTGGGGCGGTTGCGGCGGCGGCTGACCAACCGCCGGAGGCTGCGGCGAGGTCGGCGCCGGCAGGTCCGCCAGCAAGCCAACCGCCGGGGCACGAGACGCCATCGCCGCCTTGAACTCGTCAAAGCTCGGCGCCGGCGTGCCAAACTGCGCCGCCGCCACCCACGTCTTGCTCCACGCGTCCAGCGCCGCCTTGTCCCGCTCCCGGTCGTCGTCCATCACCAGTTTGGCCCGGCTGGTCTGCTCCTTCGCCCGGTCATTCTCCACATCCGCCGCGGTCTTGGCCTGCTGCACCTGCGCCAGCAGCATGTCGGTCGAGGGCTGCTGCGGCGGCTGCGGCGGCTGGAAGTTTGGCGGCAACGCCTTGAAATAACTAGAAACATCGGCGATGCTCACCGTCTCCAGCATCCGCGCCAAGGTGTTCCGATACTCAGGAATGCCCGCTAAGGGATTGTTCATCCCGCCCGTGGCCATAATCTGCTCCTGCTTGGCGGCAATCTGCGCCAGCATCGCCAGCCGCTCGGCCGGCATCCCCTTGCCCCCGACATTCACCGACGTTTCCCACATCGTTGCCAAAGCGCGAGGATCAATCGCAATCCACTGCCCGCGAATGCGGATCGTGTTCGGCCGGTCCTGCTGCCGCGCCATCATCTTCAGCAACCCGGTATACAGCGGCGCCAGACCCGTCTCGGCCAATGTGCGCGCTACCATGTCCAGCCGGTCCTGCGCCGCCGAGGTCTGCTGGCTCACCGCTATCGGCGCCGTGCTCTGCAACTCATCGACCGTCAGCCCGGCACTCGCCTTGGTGATCCCCGTGCGGCTCTCCCGGATGCTCTCCAACACATCCAGCACCGGCAGCGCCTCCTTGCCGGCAAACGGCTTCACCAGTTCCGTCACCGCGCCCTGCTGGGCCACTCGAATGATGCTGCCAATCGCCGTCTGCCTGACATCCGCCAGGTTGGCCTGCCCAATCACCACCGCCGTGCGCGGAAACATCGTCTGGCCCAAGCTGTCGAGCACGGCGCGCATCACCCGGCTCTCAATCCGCTGCAGGTCCATCACCATGTCGGCCTGGCTACTGCCGATCACCCGGCCCGGCTCGCGATACGGCGTGAAACACGCCAGCGGTATCTCGTCCACCCGCTCCCACTGGATCAGGTCCGGGCCGTGGCCGAGCATATGCACGTGGATCAACTCGGCCTTGTTGTCGCCATCAGTGTCGGCCCGAATCCAACCCTCGGTATAGCGGATGATCGTCATGCTCTTGTCGTTCGGCGGCGAACCCTTGAGATTGTAGCCCTGCGCCTGATTGCGCGCGATCATCTGCTGCCGCTGGCGCGTGTTCATCATCATGATGTCCCGGTGCGCAAGCACCTTGTCCTCGGGCAGCCCCATCTCAATCAACTCGCTCGCCGTCACGTCGCGCACATGAAACACACCGCGCGACTCCTCCACCGTGGCCGAGTCCGCAACGATCCAAACGCACTCGGCCGGCACCGCCTCCACCCGCGGCCATGCCTGCTGGCTGTTGCGCGTGATCGTGGCGCTCCAATACTCCGGCTGCCCGCCCTGGGAGAGATACATCTGCCCGTCCGGAGACTTGGCCAGCGCCTGCTGCTCGGTCTGCAGCATCGGCCTTCTCACAATCCGCTGCGCCTCTATCCCCGGCTCGGCCAGCAGCATCTGCAACTGCGGCAGCAGCAGACCCTCGCACACACCAGTCCGCACGTCGTTCTTCGCGCCCCAATACCACCGAACCCACCCGGCCTTGCGGGTCAGCGCATCCAGCAGCGCGTCGTGCAGCACCTGCCAGCCACGGTTGGCCGTGAACAGCGCCCACCGGCAGTAGTCCGTCGCCTGCCGAGCCAGCATCGTCGCAAGCTGGTCATCGCCGGTGATCTCCGACGAGATCGGCTCGAAGCTCACCGGGTCCTCAACCGCCGTGAACAGCCGCAGCAGGCTCGGCAAGGTCTGCCGAATCGTGTCCCGCACCACCGTCATCACGATCTGGGAACGTCCGCTGGCCTCGTCCCCAAACGGCCGACCGGCGTAATACTGGCTCGCCGTGATCCGCTCGCGGCTCAGATAGAGGTCATAGTTCTCCGCGATCTTGTAATAATACCGCGCCGTCTCGGCCAACTCGGTATCGGTCTTGCCCAGCCGCTCAAAGATTATCTCCTGCTGCCACGGCGCCCCGGTCGGCCTTACGGCGGGACGTAGTCCGGCCGCATACCGCCGCAGCCCGCTCGGCAGCGCCTGATCCGGATCGTCCGGCAGGTCCTCGTCCTTCGGCGGCAGCAGAAACGCCTGCACCTGCTCCTGCCCAAGCTGCAGACCCATCGGCCGCATGCCCGGCGGCACCAGCCCTTGGATCGGCGGCAGCGGCGGCGGACCACCCATCAGCCCCGGCGCCAGCAGCCCGGTCGCAGGCGGCGGTTGCGGCGGACCCGGAGGCAGCCCTGGCGGACCAGGCGGCGGCATCGGCACCTGCGGCGGCGGACCCGGTGGCAGCATCCCGCTCATACGTAGTCCCCACTGGTCAGGTTCATGCGGATCGGCTGGCGGTCGTGCAACCCGCTGGTCATGCCGCTCGCTATGCCCAACCCCTGCTCGGCAAACGTGTGGATCAGCGCGTCGGCACTGTCAGGGCTGGCAAGGCTGCGTGCCCGCATGGAGTTCTTCGACTCCACCTGCAGCCGCCCGTCGCTCAGGAACGCGTAGCGCGGCGCCACCAGATCATCCCGCAACTGGTCGTCACGTGGCAGGCGCACCGCCCGCGTGTCCAGCCATTCGCGGGTGCGTATCCACAACTCGTCCCTCAGTCTGGCGAACCTGCCCGTGGTGCTGGCCGCCTCGCCCACGTTGACACCCAGCACCGGCAGGTTCTGCTCGTGCAACCGGTCCACCACGCCCGCGCCAATGCCGATCACGTCCACCACGATGAGCGCCGGCCGGCCGCTGAGTGCGGCGTCATACTCGGCCTTGATCGCCCCGGCGAGTTGCATCGTGTCGAACTGGCGCCAGCGCCGCGGCATCTCCGGCACCACGTTGCCGCGCCTCTTGATCAGCACGCTCGCATCGCTGCCGAAGCGCGCCACATCCACGCCCCATATCTCGACGGCCGTCGGGTCCAGCGCCACGTCGCGGGTCATGGCATCGTCAACGAGGCTGGCGGCAATGACGGTGTCCGCATCCGCCACCGGGAACTCGCCCAACACGCGCACGCGATACGCGTTGCTGTCCATGCCGTAGCGTTGTGCTATCTCCGCAACAAATCCTGGCGCCACGCGCGGGCTGTCGGCGGACGACACCCGCATGGTGAACCAGCGGTCGCGCTCCATCAGGTGCGCGCGCCAGAAGAACCCGGATGATCGTGTCGGGTTGCCGATGAGCAGCGTGATCGCTCCGGGCGAGGACATGCTGCCGCCGGCCGCCTCATACACCGCCTCATCGATGCCCGATGCTTCGTCGGCGACCAGCAGGATGTTGTCGCTGTGCAGGCCGGCCATGGCCTCGGGCTTGTCAGGGCGCGATGTGCGTGCGGTGATGAAGCACTCGGCGTCGGCCTTCAGCGTGACGTGATCCGTCGTGATGTCCCACAGTTGCCGCCAGCCTGGCGGAAGCAGGTTGAACCACTTGACGAGTTCGGGCCACAACGCATCGAACAACTGCGGTGCTGTTGGCGCTGTCACTGCGATTTTGAACGGCGCGCGTGTGTTGGCGAACCACGTCATCACCCACGCCGCCAGCGCGGTCTTGCCGACACCGTGACCTGACCGAATGGCAACGCGCGTATGGCCGCGGGCGACGGCGCGCAATGCCTCGATCTGCCACGGGTCAGGATCGGCGTGCAGCACCTCGCGCACGAACGCGATCGGCGCGCGGTGATAGCGTGCGATGGCGGTGTGAAACGGGTTTGCGCTTGCCGCGATAGCTTCGGCCCAGCCGGTCGGCATCGTTTCGATGGTGGCGCTCATTCGCTCGGCGGCGGCGCGTTGAGGTCGAACACCTCGTGACCGTTGACCGGCTCGGCGTTGATGGTTGGCGGTTCATCCTGCGGCTCGAGTTGCTTGCTGATCAGTTGGGCTGCGATGAGGTGCAGCGTGATCGAGGATTCGCCGTCCTGTGCTGCGATTGCTTGCACCGGCTTTCCCCATGCTCGATCGAGCAGGCTGTTGGCGGCGCTGACACGGGTTGCGCCGGATTCTTTGGGGTTGCGCATTATCTTGGCCAGTGTCTCCACCGCCTCTTTGGTGTAAGTCCTTGTAACTTCCAGCAGATTTACGGACGCTTTGGGCCTTCCGCCAGGATTTCCACTCTTGCCGGGCTGGAACGGAATGAGGTTTTTGGTGCCGTTTGCAGGCACTTCTGCACAACCTTTTGCTGTGAACAGTGAGCGGGCGCACGCTAAGCCATTGATGTGGTTGATTGCAATAACTTATCCACAGGTAATTGGCCCTGCGCCAACTATTTCTTGCATTACCCACTTCAACCCGGACCAATGGCCCGGTATAAGGACATCAGGCAATGACGCCGACAGAGAGACCCGAGATGCCCCGCTACATCGACATGACGCCGGCACAGCGCGCGAAGGTCTGGAAGCCGTTTTTCGAGGCTCGTGTGGCTAACGCAGCCGCCTACATCGCGGATGCTGAGCGTGACGTGGCGGCGGCCCGCGCTCGTCTGGCGGCGAAGCCCGACAGCCAAATGCGGGCGACGCTGCTGGCGGATGCCGAGGCTCGCCTGGCTGCGGTTCGTGGGGAGGGCTGAGGGATGGTCAAGACCTTCCGCGCGCAGGCTGCCTGGTTTTGCGAGGACGACGGCGAGGAGCATGAGGACGTGGAGGATTTCGCCACGCTGGCCGAGGCGCGTGCGTGGCTGGACCACTACCACGCTGGCCGTGCGATGCGCGAAATCTGGGAGGATGTGAACGGTCGGGTCCGTCAGGTGGAGGGCTGAGCGATGACGGACTGGACCGAGGCGATGGTTGCCATGCTGCAGCGGATGCGCGCGGCCGGGTGTTCGGACGCGGAGATTGGCTTGGCGCTGTGCCTCGCGGCTGGTGTGGTGCGGGCGAAGCGGCTGCAGCTTGAGCGGGAGGGCTGAGGGATGAGCGAGACGCCCTTTGCGCCTGACCCACGCATGCCTCCGCTGATGACGCCGGCGAAGGCGCGGGACATTGGCCGCAGCCTGTATGGCTTGGCGCAGAGCTATGCCGACAGCGGCATGGTGGAAGCGGGCACGGCGGCGTTTCGGCAGAGCGAGTGGTGGCTGTCGTATGCGCGGACGCTGGCGGCGTCTGGGCCAGCGGAGGAAGCTGAGCGGTGACCCCGGCCGAGCTTCGGGCGCTGCTGAAGCGTCTCGGGTTGTCGCAGATCGAGGCCGCCCTACTGCTTGGCGTTGACGTCCGAACGATGCGGCGGTGGATGATGGCTGAGCGGGAAATGCCGGAGCCTGCGGTTCGGCTGTTGTGGGCGTGCGAGCATTACCCTGGGGTGCAGGCTGGCTTGGCGGGCTGGTCTCGTTCGGCCTGAGCTTTGCGGGCGTCGGCTTGTTGGGTTGGGGCTGGTTTCACGACGGCGCGGCTGACGCGGCTGTATCCGTTGGGGAGTGGGTTGAGCGCGTCTAGTTGTGCGGGCGAGAGGTGGCGCGGACTGGGTCTGGTGTCTGGCGTCGGCTCGGCGTCTGCTCGCAATGCGGCGATGGCTGCGCTAGCGGCTGCTCGCATTTGGGCGATTTGGTCGAGTGTTGGGGGTGGTTCACGTGGCGCTGGAGGCGGGGCGCGGATTGCGACTGGGTGAGGTCGGTTGTCTTTCCACCATTCGGTGAGGGCCTCGACGAGTTCGCCGTAGGTTGGGAAGCCTCGGGTTGCTTTAGCGGCGACGTGTTCGAGCGAGGCTCTGGTGAAGGCTTCGTCTGGGAAGCGATCGGCCAGCATGGCGACGTATGCGGCGAAGCGGGTTTCTG